AAAGAATCTCCTTTCATGATTACTCGGCTACGGCAATAGCCTGTAATTAGAGTATAGGAGCAAAAGAACAATTGCACAAGCAATTATCTATTCGAGGAGGTGAGAGAGATAGGATATTTAGTAATAATTGTAGTCTTGGTATTGAACATATATGCAATATATTCCAATTTACAAGATAACAACATGACCTTTGCTATATCGAAGGTATTGGCAGATGGCATTTCTTTAATATACATCTGTACTCACTGAAAAGAAGAGAACACATTTTATTGAAAGTATTGTCTAATTCATTACGACATTTTTTTAATTCAAAATCAGGATTACCATTTTCGGTTTCAAGCAGATTTTTAACTTGCATTATTAAGTACAACAAAGAAAGGAGCAGGCAGATGATTATAAGAACTGAATATGCCAATTTTGGCAGACCGGAAGATTTACTCCGGTATATGCAGGAAGAAAACATTGAGACTGTAACAGTAGAGTCGGAATACTGGGGTGCAAAGCTAGCTCCTATGAGAATGACACAGAAAGATGTAGAAGATTGGGTGAAAATGAAGGAGGATTGAATGAATTACACATCAGTAGCAATAACAGTAATTATTTGTTTAACAGTATTGGCTTTATGTCATGAACCTAAAGACCGTAAGTAGCATATAAAACATAAAGAGCCATGAGGTGAGAGAGTGAATATAGTTATAAAGATTATAGATGGGGAGAAGATAATAGATTTCTCAACCCTGGATGAGAATAAGAAGAAAGAATACGGACAGCGCCTCAATGAGCAAGGGCTAAGTGCTATGGGGTATGTCCGTAGTAAGGAGGCAACATGAGAGACATAGGTTTGATAATTGCATACAACAAGCGTATTAATGCGGCGGTAGACGATAGACGCATAAGGGACGCGGCAAAGTGGATGTGCAGACTCCATAAGCTGGAACATAAGAACAAGGTGCCGGCGGGAAGTTTCAGACTAAGAAGCATATAAAAAAGAGCCGCTTGGACCAGCGGCTCTAGTACTTAGAACATAAAATGCTCTGCAAATATAACAATATTATTGTATCAGAAATGTTCGAGTACATCAAGAAAAAAATAATAAAAAGGTCTTTTTTCTTGGGCTTGTAATGAATATTAACAAGTCTGCGAAAATAGAAACTGAATTAAGGGGTGTACATGAAAAGAAAAGGTACAAGGTACATTCCCTATGATTATGAAGCGGCTATTGATAAATCTGTAGAAGATATGAATGAGGTCTTCATGGAGTACATGCTGAAGACCAAATACAGGTGTGTCTATACATGTAAGGAGATCCGTGCAGGTAATCAGTTAGAGATAGAAATATATCCTGAGTTCACGAGGAAAGAGGACATTCCGGAGGAAGGACGGATAAGGGATAAAGAAACCCAGAAGAACCTGAACAATAAGAATGCTATTAAGTATTGCTCAAGACTGATTATTGAGAACTTCACAAATGAAGATATATGGATGACGCTTACATACTCTGAGGGGAATGAACCATCTAGCTGGGAAGATGCTATTAAGAATATGACTAATTACATCCGACGGATTAATTACAGACGCAAGAAGTTAGGTCTGCCTAAAGCCAAGTACATATATGTTACAGAACATGATCCTGACGCAAAGGTGCGCTGGCATCATCATGTGATTATGGACGGGCTTCTTGACAGAGATATATGTGAGAAGTTGTGGAAGCTGGGAGAACGTTCCCAGTCAAAGCGACTTGAGGAAGATGCTTATGGTCTTGTAGGAATGGCAAAGTACATAACAAAGGACAAGCACCGGCAGAAAAATGAGAAGCGGTGGAACTGCTCAACAGGGCTTAGACAGTTCAGAGTTCATAAGGTCCGTTCTAAGAGAAAAGGCGGAAATGGGCGGTATGTTCCTGTAAGCAAATATATAGACACATTTGTAAGAGATAAGGCTGCAAGGGAAGCAGAAATACAAGCCTGGCATCCGGAATATTCTCTTCTGGAATCACAGGTGTATTACAACGGAGTAAATGGCATGTTTTATATAACAGCAAGACTCCGGGATTGGAGAAAAAGAGATGCAAAAGGTAGACGTATTCATCCAGACGACAGCTAAAGGTCCGGCAATAAAGAAACATACGGAATATATGTATGTCTTAAAGATAGTAATTAATGGCAAAGAGTTCATTAGAAACGGCAAAGGCACGCTTGAAAATGTAACAGAGAATCAGGCAACACTGCAGGCAATAATACATGCATTAATGCGCTTCCATGAAAACTGCAAAATCCGCATAAATACTAGTTGCGAGCATGTATTAAATAGCTGTAGAAATGCTTGGCCGCAACAATGGGAAAAAGCCGGATGGACGAAAGCTAATGGGAAAGAGGTAAAAAATGCGGATTTGTGGCAGCAGTACTTAAATGTCAGCCGCGGACATGTTATAAGCTGGTCGGATAATAAAGAGCATGAGTTCAGCAAATATATGAAATATGAGCTTAAGAAGATGGAGGCAACATGGACGAGATAAAGATAAAAAAGGAGCTGGAACGGCTTAAGTGGTTAAGAAAAGCCGCGTACATGATGCCGCCCTGTAAAACAGCGGATGAAACAAGCATCAAGGTTACTAATCTTACCCTTCTTGGAGGGCAGATCGCAAAGCTTGAGCGGGAATTGTATATCTGCCAGCATCCAGAGGTAGACAATATATAACTCATAACGGTGCAAAGCCGCATAAATACAGAATGGGAGTGACATTTTACTCCAAATACATCTACACGGTACTTATTCACGCACAGAAAAATATATCACAGTTTTATTATCTGGCATGGTTAGTCCTCCCGGTCATGCCGGGAGGAGAAAGGAGAAATGATGGAAAGTATAATGCAGGACATTAAAGAATGCTTCCTGTGTAGAGAAGCAATGATTAAAAACAATAATTTTAAGAGGCTTCCATCGAATGATTTAGAGTGCCATCACATTATGCACGGTATGGCCAACAGGAAGATATCAGAGCATTACGGGCTTAAGGTATGGCTTTGTGAGGAGCATCACAGGACAGGCAAAGAGGCGGTACATAAATGCAGGGAAACAGACCTGAAGCTTATAAGAGCAGGTCAGAAGAGATTTGAGCAGTTATTCAGCCACGAGGAGTGGATGAATTTATTTATGAAAAATTATTTGTAGGAGGCAATATGAAAAAGGAAACATTGTTACAGATAGGCAGACTAGGGCTTGCAATTGAAGATGGTGCGAATATGGTACTGGATATGTACCGCGTCAAGGAAGAACTTACAGGAGCAGATTTATTTAAGGGAGAACCGAGCGAAGACAGAAGTCATTACGCAGGATATACAGAGCTGTACAAGCTCCCAGGCATGAAAGATATAGCAGATGATGCAGCTGAATATATTAAGAGCCGCTTAGGAGAAGTTATTGATGAACACTGTAAGTCTCTGGAAGCCTGTATTTCTGCATTGGGTAATACTGTAACAGCAAAAGCAGATAAGCCGGACAGAAAGGCGAAGACACCCAGCTAAGAAACAAAATGACAAGAATGGATTCTATTGTGCAAAATGCGGCAGTTATATTTCTACACTTACGATAGATAGGACTACGTGGGGATATAAGAAAGGCAGTAAGTATTACTGTTCGTATAAATGCATGCGGGAATCATGCAAGTAATAGGAGGTAATTATGTTTGATACATTTGGAGAATTTGATAGTGCTGAAGAAATAAATAAGGCGGCAGCAGGACAGCTTGCACAGAGAGATACACAGGCTATAAGGGATATAGCAAGAGAGAATGGCCTTGATCCGGCTGACGCAGAGGACTATATAGACGGAGAAGTATCAGAACTGTGCAATCCACTTATGGCGGCACTTGGAAAAATCAAGGTCGAAGAGGAGGAACTTAAGCCGGTTGAGATAGTACAGGATTGGATAAATTATATAAAAGCACAGGTTACAGAGCATCCTGATATGGCTGTAGCGGTACGCAGAAAGGGAAAGACGATAAAAGGCTGTATAGCAGAGCTTCTTAAGTGGAGCTTTAAGAATTGTTATCCGGTAGATAAGGACATTGTTAAGGCAGCAGGCGTAGGTGCTTCTGTTAAGATGGGAATCCCTGGAATGGGAAGAGCGTATGAAATCATAAAGGCTTATTACCTTGGAGGCGCGAAATGAAAAGAAAACAGATTATAGACTACGAGGGAGAAAAGCCTACAGGAAGACATAAGCTTACTCTTATAGCAGACATTATAAAGCTTGATGATGATTACCTGGTTGTAGACCTTTATAGTAAAAAAGAACTGATATATCGAGAAGCGTATTGCGGTACAGGCAGGTTCAATTATGACTACAGGGAAAATAAAGCCGACACAAAAAGCTATTGGAACAATCCAAATAGAGGAATGATACATGAGGCGTATACAACAGAAAAAGCATCAGGAGCAATAAAAAAATATGCAAAACAGATGAGGGTTAAATGTTATAACGATAAACCAACAGACATATTAGAAAGTATTGAATATAAAATAGACGGATTACAGGATGTAAGAAAAAAGAACCGTGCCAATGAGGAAAGAGATAAATTATTTGAATTACTCCCGGAAGAGCCTAGAATTCTTCAAATGCATATAGAAAGCAAAGTGAATCAGGGGAATATTATATATTACAAAAGACATGGAATATATGCTGATTATCATTGTTGCCAGTGCGGAGAAGATTATACGCTAAGAACAGAACCATACGAAGGAATTGAACCGATACTGACATATCCCAAGCCGGAAAGATTAAAAGCTTTTGAATGCCCTAAATGTGGAGACAGTGCATTGCTTTATCAAATGGGGCATGCCAAGTGTACATACCAGAATTTCACAACATTTTTATATCAGGTGGCAGCAGACGGAACCCTGATTACAAGAATGTATGATGTATTTGTAACAAGAACACCAGAAGGGGCAAGGAACATCGGAACAACAGAGTATGAGCGTGTGTTTATGCGTCCCGGATATTGTAGAGAATATTATAGATACAATTCAGAAGACAAATGGCGTAAAGACAGAAATGTGGCACTTAGCAATGTAATAGAACTTATTGAGGTCAACTATGACTGCATAAAGGACAGCCAGATGAAGTATCTTCCACAAGATATGTATAAAACAATATACAACATACCTGAAAGAATAGAACGAAAGTATCTGGCCAGGTATGAGACTGTGGAAAGCTTCGCGAGATGTCCACAACTGGAGACATTATTTAAGAATGATTTTAGAAATATTTGCAAAAGAATTCTATGTCAGAGAGGCAGTACAAGCAGTGTGAATAAGCATGCAAAGGAACTGTGTGAGATATTAAGAATCAGTAAACCACAGCTAAAGTATTTAAAGGAAAGTGGAAAAGTGGGAACTATTGGACCGGAAGAGATTAAAGCGTTCAAACAGATTGCTGATAAATACAAAATAAAAGAGCAGGATTATGACATGTTATTTGAACTGTATATGAGTTCTAACCAGACAGCATTAGAGTATTTATTAAGATTTCAGAGTGTTACAAAATTATGGAATATAGCACATAAGTATTTAGAAGATGACCATTTTGAAAATCTCAGGCAGGTACTTACAGAATATAAAGATTATCTTCGAGAACGTGAAGAAAATGGAGATGACTTAAGTAATACTGTTTATCTTAAGCCAAGAAACCTGTATGAAACATATACACGAATACGTCTGGAAGCCGAGCAGAGAAAAAATGAGAAGTATATCACTGAGATGCAGCAGAAATATCCGAATATAAAGAGCAGATCAATGAAAATACCTAAGAAATATACATTTAAGCATGAAGGATTAGTAATAAGGCCAGCCATAGATGCTAAAGAAATAGTATTAGAAGGGAGAATGCTTCACCACTGTGTCGGGAGTGATAACCAGCACTATCTGAAGGATTTTAATGCAGGGAAAGGCTGGATAATGGTAATCCGGGATATAAAGGAACCTGATACTCCATATATTACAGTAGAGTTAAAGAATGACGAGATAATGCAGTGGTATGGAGAACATGATACTAAGCCGGATAAGGAGATTATAGAGGAATTTTTAAAAGAATATAAAAAACACATAGCTAAGAAAGAGAGGAAAACGGCATGAATGAAGTGCTATACACAAAAACATTTAATGAGTGGCAGCAGGAATTAGATACAGAGCTTGTAAAGAGTGCGGAAAGCTTTGTGAAGATAGGATATCTTCTTAAGGTTGCCAGAGATACAGACATACTTGCAAATACTGGATATGCAAATGTTGTGGAATTTGCGAAAGCCCGCTATGGTCTTGATAAAACACAGGTATCAAGGTTTATACATATTAACGACAGATTCAGCGAAGGCGGAAACAGTGCAGAACTGCAGGATAGATATAAAGGTATGGGATATGCAAAACTGACAATCATGCTGCAGCTTCCCGATGAAATTAATGAAGAGATAAGCGCAGATTTCTCCAAGTCTGAGATAGAAGATATCAAAAAGGAAATTGATGAGGAAAATAAGATATCTGATATCGAAGTATGGATGGAAGGTACACAGGAAGAGGCAGAAAAATATAACGAGCTTGGACAGGTTATGTATCAGCTTTTGCATGATATGCCTGAACTATTTATCAAGATTGCACAGTCTTCTATAGAAACAGAAGAGCTGATGAATGTATTAGCTCCATCAGGAGAGATGATATATTCAGTACGTATTCCGGGAACTGGTCGACTAATGTTAAGTATTAAGGTTAATACCGGAAGAATAACGATAACCAATGTGCGAAGTATGGATAAGACAGAGTGGAACATAGAGGATCTTGCAGATTTTGTGGTAGACATACTTAGCAGAGCTGATACAGAAGATCCGGTTAAGGCATGGACGAGCATCTATAAAGAGGAATATCCGAAAAAAGCAGAAGTTGCACCGGTGCAACAGGAAAAGCCCGCACAGAGGAAAGAGAAGAAAGTACAGAAAGCCAAAATTGAGAAACCTAAGCCACAGCCAGCAGAAAAGGATGCGGAAGAAGAGCAGATACCAGGGCAGGACAGCGTGCTTAATCATCCGGAGTATTTACCGGAAAACAGCAATAACATGCCGGCGGTTCAGGAAAATATACAGAATAATACGGCTATTATGGGAAATACGACGGAAAAACCGTCAGATTCCTCAGAAATGATAAAAACTTCCGGGGAAACACCGGATTTTGAGAAAGATATAGAAGAATCTGAAAAAACATCATTAAGAATGGCAACAAATGCGATAAATACAGAATGTGAGGACGCTTCGGAGAGTATAGAAAGCTTTATGAACTGCTGGGAAACAATATGTGAGGCAAACCGCAAGATTGCGCTGTTTATCGAGGATTACAGCACAATGGATGTGACACCTGACAACATGGCAATAGAAGCTGTCCGTATAAATGCAGTAACATTAGCTAACGAATTAGAGCATTTGAAAACGCTGTAAACCGCATAAAATCAGAATGGGAGGTCGAATATGGCAATAGGAATAATATGTTATATAGCAGGAGTAGCAACGACATTAATAGTGATGGAATTTTGTAAGGCAGGGAGGAACAACTAATGAATAGAGACTGTATATTGTTTAACGAAAAGCAGGCAGATTGTAGAGGGCTGGATAAGCTGTATTGTGCAATAGAGGACAAGCCTTGTTTGTTCTATAAGCCAGAGGCACTGTATAACAGAGATGGAAGTAAGAAAAAGTATAAAGGGAAGGTGAAATAGATGCGAAAGGCAATTCCTAAGCATACAAGAGAATTAGTGTATGCGAAATGCAACGGTCATTGTGCTTATTGCGGCTGTGATTTGGAATATAAAAACATGCAGGTAGACCATGTTATTCCACTAAACGGATGGAGCGAACAAGGTTCAGATACTATTGACAATATGCTTCCGGCTTGTAGGAGCTGTAATCATTATAAAAGTAGATCAACATTAGAAGGATTTCGTCAAATGCTTGAAGCTATGCCTGATACATTAATGCGAGATTGTGTTACATACAAAAATGCCGTTAGATTTGGTTTGGTAATACCTAACAAAAGGCCGATTAAATTTTATTTTGAGAAATTATCAAAACTAGATGTGACAAATGCGTTAGAGATAGCAAAGGCAGGTGGAATAGATGAACAGTAGATATTTATTTAAAGCAAAAAAGAAGAACTGGCAAGAATTACTAGAAGACGAACAATGGGTTACTGGTACGATAATGTATATAGAGAATAAGTGTATGATGCTTATTGAAGACGAGAAAAATCTGCTTACATTTCATTATCTCGATGATGAAATGTGGAGTGCAAACATATATGCAATCGAAGTAGATGAATCTACAATTTGCGAATGTACAGGATTGACAGATAGGGATGACACGCTGATATGGGAAAATGATATTGTTGAAATTCTTAGCAAGGACGGTCGATTTGTTATTGAGTGGTCTGATACAGAAGCAGAATGGCAAATGCATAACTTTGAGGAAGAATATACAGTTAATTTTGACAATTACTGGTCACATGAAGTTGAGGTTATCAGCAATAAATTTAACAATCAAGAGTCATTAGAAAGTGAGGAAACAATATGATTAAGTGTAACAAAGGAATTGTAGAAATTGAGGGAAGAAGCTTTGGAGAGATAGAAGCGGACTTAACAACATTAATAAAAGCAACATATGAAATTATCGCTGAAAAGAAAGGCGAGAATTATGCTAAACAAAGAATAGAGACGGTATATAAGAGAGCCTTTATGTCGAAAGAGGAACTAATAAAAGAATTACTAAGAACAATAGGGATGATATAGGAGGAATAAACATATGTGGACAGTAACAAAGAAAGATGGCAGCAGTCTTAATATAGCCAGAGACAACAGCCTTGTAGTATACATAAATGAGCTTAACAACGAATCAGATCTTGATGAGATAGTAAAGATAGAGAGGTGTCCGGATGAGCAGAAGACGACATAAACACCTATGTGAGTATACCTGCTGTGAGCAATGTTCTAAGAGCGTGGCAGCAGACGGAACATATACATGCAATAGAAAGACGATAATAGAGAATTATATGCCAACAGAAGAATACTTCTGGTGCGATGGAGAGATGTTTATTAGGAGGGAGTATGAAAAATGAAATTAATAATAGAAATGCCAGAGGAATTTGAAATACATTTTATGCAGGATAAATTTGAAGATTTCTTTATAAGAATCATTGGGGATATGAGTAGAAATGTTCCTAGTTTATGTGGAGTTGACGAGAAGGAGATTGCTGAAATGTTTAAAACAGCATTTTTAAATAGTAAAGTAGTCAATAATGATGTCAATGAAGCAGCAGAATATCTTGAAAAAGGAAAGGAAAGAAATAAGGCTATAGAGGATTCAAAAAGGGCTGTGGCAAAGGCAATATGTATAGGGTGCGGATATCTCAAAGAAACAGAATGTACATATACTGGCCAGAATTGTAGAACTAGTAAACCAATGTTAGAAGTAGCCATGAAAGCATTAGATAAATTAAAGGCAGGTGATTCATAATGCTGACATTACCAATTCGGAAGAAATGGTTCGACATGATTCTTTCTGGAGAGAAGAAAGAAGAATATCGAGAAATAAAAGAATATTACGAAACAAGATTCCAGAATCTGTTCGGAGCCATAACCATACATCCATTATATCCACCAGACAATTTCTTAAATAGAAGCGAATTTGAGTTATTGCAAGGAGAGGCAGTACCAGAGGAGATAAGGAAAGACAGCATTCAGGAGATTATTTTCCGTAATGGATATAGCAAGGATTCTAAAGCAATAAAAGCCAGCTGCAGATTAAGGATTGGAAAAGGGAGACCAGAGTGGGGAGCTGAACCAGATAAGCAGTATTATATTTTGGAAATCTTGGATAAGGAAAAACTGGCAGCAGATGAGAAGAGGGTAGGCGATGAACAACTTGAAAAATAACAATATTAAAGACCTCCTTAAGCAGTACAGTGATTTGATTAAGGAGAAACAGGAAATACAGGCCGCGATTGATAAGATACAAAGAGAACTTGATAAAATGGAAGCTGAAGGGTATACGGAAAAGGACAGCGTTACCGGTGGAGATGGAGGTAAGCAGCATTTTGTTGTAGAAGGCTTCCCTTATCCGGCATATTCACGGAAGAGAACACTTCTTTTAGTGCGACAGCGGCAGCAGATAGACATTAAAGAGAAGATAGATACGCAGATAAACCTCATAGAACAATGTATTAATCAAATTGACAATAGCAGAATGCGGAGGCTTATAACATTAAGATACATAGAAGGTTTATCTTGGGTGCAGGTAGCAAGAAAGATGGGAAAACACCACACAGCAGATAGTTGTAGAATGGCAGTAGAAAGATTCTTATCAAAAATTTAAAGTTTGTTCGCTCTGTTCGTTTTGTCTGTGTTAATATCTAAACTGGACATGATGGACAGCATGATTTCTCCATTATTAAATATTAATACCCCCGGTAAGACACTGGCTTAAGGCTGGTGTCTTTTTTGTATGCCAAGAAAGGAGCTGATTGTGTGAGATTAACAGATAAACAACGGAAATTCTGTGATGAATACCTTATAGACCTTAATGCCACACAAGCGGCTATTAGGGCGGGGTACACAGAAAAGTATGCAAATACAAATGCATCAAAATTACTACAAAATACTACAATTTCACAGTACATAGGAGAAAGACAAAAAGAACTATCACGCAAGACAGAGATCACTCAGGAGCGAGTAATCAGGGAACTTGCACTGATAGCTTTTTCTAATACAGCAGATTATGCACATGTAGTCGAGAAGAAGATGAAAGCAGAAGTAGGTGGCATACTTGTAGATATACTGAATGAGGACGGCAAACCTGCTACATACAGGACTGTAGAGCCAGTATTGACAGAAGAACTTACAGAAGAACAAAAGCGTGCATTAGCTGTTATTAAGAAAGGGCGAGATGGATTAGAGGTCAAGCCATGTGACAAGGTAAGGGCGCTGGAGCTTCTTGGCAAGCATCTTGGTATGTTTACAGACAAGATAGAAGCTAATATTAATGATTCTGTAAAAAACGAGCTTGCAGAGCTTCTTGCTCAGCGTAAAGCAAGGGGTGAGCCTGATGCTTCTAAGTGATAAGTATTGGGATTACATAGATACACCGGCAAGAGCAGAATTCCTTGAAGGTTCTACTGCATCAGGTAAGACAACAACGGTTGCTGTGAAGTTTATCATGAATGTAGCAGAATCAGATATGAAGCTGCATGTTATAGCCGGTAATACAACAGGTGTTATTGAAAAGAATATAATCAATGCAGATATGGGATTACTTCAGATATTCCCTAATTTGGAATACTGTGGTAATGGCGATAAAGAAAATAAACTTCCACACATTAAATTTAAAACTGGCAGCAGTACCAAGATAATATATATTCTTGGCTATGATAATGCCAGCAAGTGGAAGAATGCCTTGGGTTCACAGTTTGGATGTGTGTGGGTAGATGAGTGCAATACAGCTAACATAGACTTCATACGAGAGATATTCGGACGTTCTGAATACTTTGTAGGTACACTTAATCCGGATGCGCCTACGCTTCCAATATATTCAGAGTACATCAATCACGCAAGACCAATTGATAAGTACAAGGCAGATGTGCCGGAAGAGATATGGAAGGACCTTAACGGCTGTGAGCCTATTAAAGACTGGGTGTATTGGTTTTTCACATTTGAAGACAATATATCCATGACACCAGAGAAGATAGAACAGAAGAAAATGAGCTATCCTCCTGGTACTAAGATATATAAAAACAAGATATTAGGATTAAGAGGCAAGGCTACAGGTCTTGTCTTTTCTAATTTCTGCAAGAGACATGTTATTACTAAAGAACAGGCAAAGGCATTTATTAAGCGAGAATATGACAACACACAGACAGAATGGTTTGTAATATATACAAGCGGTCTTGATACGGCATATTCAACCAAGAGTCCTGATACTATTGCAATGTCATATATGGGAATAACAAACAAAGGAAAGCTAATTATACTGGCAGAAAGGGTATATAACAATGCGGCTCTTGATATCCCCATAGCACCGTCTGATACAGTAAGAAATTACATAGACTTCCTGGAACGCAACAGAAAAGAATGGGGCGGCATGGCAAAGAACACCTTTATTGATAACGCTGATCAGGCGACAATAACAGAATTTGCCAAGTATAAGAGAGAACATCATGAATGCCTGTATATATTCAATAATGCATATAAGAAAGTAACAATAATAGACAGAATAAACCTGCAGCTTGGCTGGATGTCCTTTAACGACGAAAAGGGCAAAGAGCCAAGCTATTATGTTGTAGATACATGCACGAACTACACAGGGGAACTGCAGGTATACAGTTGGCTGGAAGATAAAGACTGTGAGCCGGAAGATGGAAATGATCATATGGTTAACAGTACGCAATATGGCTGGATACCATACAGGGACAAAGTTGGAGTAGAGAACAGATAGGAGAGTGAGAGAGGTGAGCATATTTAATACTATGGCTGATAAGATAAGAGATGGAATAAGGACATGGTTGCGTGTGCAGCCGGCACAGAGAGGAATAATTAATATACAGGAAATCTTCGACTTTGAAGGTAATGCCATAAAGAATCAGATATGGTACAGAGGTGTAAGTGAGGAGCTGTCACAGCTGTATGATCAGATTGATGGAGATAAGACAAGATTCTGGGCTGCAAAATGCTCTCCTGGATTAGCGATAAGAAAGATACATGTAGGATTACCGGCAATGATGGTTGATATGCTTGCAAGTATTGTTGTTGCAGATATGAACGAGGTAGATGTTGGCAGCAGGCAGTCAGACTGGGATAAGATAGCGGAAGAGAACGATTTTACAGAACTTGTAAAGCAGGCAATCTCAGATACGCTCATTATTGGAGATGGAGCATTTAAGCTATCTATAGATACAAACCTAAGCCAGTATCCAATAATAGAGTTTTATCCCGGCGACAGGGTAGAGATAATAAGAGAACGCGGCAGAGTGAAAGAGGTTGTGTTTAAGACAGTATATACAGTTAAGAATCAAGAATACATTCTGCTTGAGACGTATGGAAAAGGTTATATTACATATATGATCACAAGAGGTAACAAAGAATGTGATATCAGCACAGTGCCAGAGCTTGCTGGTTTAAGACCAGTAACATGGGAAGATAAAAGCTTTATGATGGCCATACCTCTTATGTTCTATAAATCAGCAAAGTTCAAGGGTAGAGGCAAAAGCATATATGACAGTAAGATAGATGAATTTGACGCGTTAGATGAAGCATGGAGCCAGTGGATGGATGCTTTAAGACATAACCGCACAAAGGAATATATACCAGAGAATTTACTTCCTAGAAATCCTAGTAATGGAGAGGTTATGTTGCCGAATCCATTTGATAATGCTTATATGCAGTATTCAGCTCCTATGGCAGAAGGTGCAAGTTATAAGATAGAGAGGGAACAAAGTGAAATACCGCATGAAGGGTATCTTGCTACATATATCACGGCACTTGATCTTTGCCTGCAGGGAATTATGAGCCCTTCTACATTGGGAATAGATGTAAAGAAACTTGATAATGCAGAGGCTACAAGGGAAAAAGAAAAGGCTACATTGTACACAAGAAACAATATTGTCAATCAGCTCCAGAAGGTTCTTCCGAAGCTTGTAAAAATGACATTGCAGGCGATAGATACACTTAATAATTCAACAACACAGGACATTGATGTTGATGTGACATTTGGTGAATATGCGAACCCTAGCTTTGAAAGTCAGGTTGAGACAGTAAGCAAAGCTAAGCAGGGAGGCATTATGAGTGTAGAAGCGTCTGTTGATGAGTTGTATGGAGACACTAAGGATGATGGCTGGAAACAGGAAGAGGTTGCAAGGCTTAAGGCAGAACAGGGAATATCAGATATGGAAGAACCAGCCCTTAATATGGAATCAGATGGCTTTGAAGTAGAAAGTTTTTAATGAGGTAGCCTATGTTAAATACAGACTATGATATAGAGAAAGCCTTTAAAGCCATAGAAGATGAGCTGATTGCTTCTATGATGCGCAATCTTGCGAGCCACAGAGCAGAAGAGACAGATATGGGGTTTAACTGGTCACAGTGGCAGGTAGAACAGCTTAAGGCTCTGGAAAAGTATAAAACACAGAATAAAAAGAAGTTCACGAAGTCGTTCAGTAATATAAACGACTCCATTGACGCAATGATATTTGCAGCCAGACAGGAAGGCGGTACAGAACAGGAACAGAAGATATTAAGAGCCTTGAAGAAAGGTTTGAAAGCATCTAAGGTGTCACAGGGCGCTGAAGGTGCTTTTTTCAGGCTTAATACTAGAAAGCTGGAAGCTCTGATAAAAGCGACAAAGAATGATTTTGGCACGGCAGAGAAAGCTATGCTTAGAATGTCAGAGGATAAATACCGGCAGATAATATTCAATGCGGAAGTTTATGCAGCTACAGGCGCAGGAACATATGAGAAGGCTGTAGATATGGCCACAAAGGATTTTCTTAAGGCAGGCATTAACTGCATAGAATATTCAAATGGTGCAAGACATTCAATGAAATCATATGCTAAGATGGCAATTCAGACAGCGTGTAAGCGTGCATATCTGACCGGAGAAGGCGAAATGAGACAATCATGGGGAATTAGTACAGTTATCATGAATAAGCGTGCTAATGCCTGTCCTAAGTGCCTTCCGTTTGTTGGGAAGATTCTTATAGACGATGTGTGGAGCGGCGGTAAGGCGTCAGATGGTCCTTATCCGCTTATGTCTTCTGCTATGGCAGCAGGGCTTTACCATCCTAACTGCAAAGATGTACATACAACATACTTCCCTGAACTTGATGATGAGCCTGATAGTAAGTTTTCCAAGAAAGAGCTTGAGCAGGTCAAGAAAGATTACAGGCAGGACCAGAAGCAGCAGTATGCAGGCAGAATGGTTGAGCAGTTTGACAGGCTGTCTAAGTATTCTATAGATCCAGATAACAAGAAAGTGTATACGGCTAGGAAAGAACAATGGGAGAATGTTGTTGCAAATGGACAGAAGAATGATATAATGGAATCAGACTTAAGTACATTCAAATGCAAGTTAAGGAATGATTCAGATATAGAAAAAGAATATTATAATATTCTTAAAGAAAAGTTTTCACATGGAAATAAAGCCGCTAAGCACCTATTTGCTAAGTATGCAGGCGGTGAAACAATAGATGTATCAATGTATGAAGGTACTGCACATTTTAATACCAAAACAAAGAAAATATCTATGCATTATAAAGCTGATATGAGTAATATAAGAGGTGCAGGGACTACTTGGTATCATGAACATGGACATTTGATAGATGATTCACTTGGTATGGTATCGAGGGACGAACATTTTAAAGAATTACTAGAACAGGACACGTTCCAATATAGAATAAAATATGGAAAAGAGCATAATTTAAAAACATATGACAAAGTAGATAGAGCAATTAGTAATGATTTACAAGATATAAGAAGACATTCTGCTGTATCGGACTTATTAGATGGATTAACAAAAGGGAATATTAAAGGTTGTGCAGGGCATAGTATTGATTACTGGGACAATCAAGAAAATATTGCATCGGAAGCTTTTGCACATATGTTTGAAGCACAATTTGACGAGGTGCATTATAAAGAGATGCAGAAATATTTCCCCAAATCATTAGAGTATTTTGAAAAGAAATTGAAGGAGGTAGCAAGGTGATAAAGAAACTAAAAGATGCAAGAATAAAATTCGTGAATCATTTTAAATATTCTCCAGAGTTCCCTCCTGATTTATATTTTGACCAAGAAGAATATGCTGAATTATTGTTGAAATGCATAGAAGATGATTTTGATTATACAATTGAGAAATATGGAACAGTAGTGCCAAAGAAAATGCCAAGACCAGAAATAATATGGGATTAACAGCCACCAATCGAGAGATTGGTGGTATTTTTATACCCAATTTTAAGAAAGAGAGGATTTAAAAATGAAGGATTATATTGGAGTAAAAGTGGTGGCAGCAGAGCCAATGAGCAGAGGCGAATACAATGCATACAGAGGATGGAAGATACCAAGTGACGAGAATCCAGAAGATGAAGGCTATCATATAAGGTATCCTGATGGATATGAAAGTTGGTGTCCTAAGAAACAATTTAATGAAGCGTATAGAAAATGTGACAATATGACATTTGGAATTGCTATTGAGGCCATGAAAAAAGGTAATAAGGTAGCAAGAAGAGGTTGGAACGGAAAAGGAATGTTTGTTGTATATCAGAAAGCATATCCGAATGGAATCCCCTGCAATAAGCAAACAGCGGAAGCATGGGGGTTAAACGAAGGCGATTTGTTTATATGTAACCCATATTTTCAGATAAAAAATGTGGATGGTTCACATTCAATGTGGGTTCCAAGTATTAATGATTGTCTCGCTGAAGATTGGATTATAGTAGAATAGTCCAAAGTTGCACCAGTGCAACACAATTTAATATTAGTTATTAAGCACACATGGCAAATAAGCTGTGTGTGCCTATTTTTTTTATGCCCAAAACTTAATGGCACTAAACTTTAGGAAAAATGCCGACGGGCGGTAAACGGAAAGGAGACAGGTATGAGAAAAACATTACCTATTAATCTACAGCTCTTCGCAGATGGCGGAGATGGTAACGGCGGCCAGAGCGCTGGAGGAGACAATGGACAGGCAGGACAGCAGGGTAATCAGAATAATCAGCAGACAGCTGGTGTTGATTATGACAAGATACAGGCAATGCTGGATAATGCAACTGCCAAGAAAGAGAATGCTGTGCTTAAAAGCTATTTCCAGCAGCAGGGATTATCAGAAGGTGAGATAAGTCAGGCTATTGCAACATTTAAGCAGAATAAGCAGCAGCAGACAGAACAGCAGCAGAACGCTAATGCTAATCTTCAGAATGAAGTGGCAGCAGCACAGAAGGTTGCTGAACAGGCTCAGATTGAACTTGCAGCTACAAAGGTAGCAATGACGCTTGGTATAGAAGCTAAGACACTTCCCTATGTGCTTAAGATGGCTGATTTCAGCAAGGTAAAGGGTGTGGATGGAAAGGTGTCTGAAGATAATATCAAAGCTTCACTTGAGCAGGTACTTAAAGATGTACCAGCACTTAAGCCAAGTATGGAGAACAATGCTGGCTTCCAGATTGGTGCTCCTGGTAACAATGGAAATGGCAATCCGGGTAATGATGATGCGATAAGAAAGTTATTCGGATTAAAGCCAAAGCAGTAAAGAAAGGAATAGGATTATATGAATAATATCGAATTATCTACAATATACCTTCCAATACTTGATGAGGTGTATAAGGAAGGAGCGAAGACCTCAGTATTAGATGGTGATGAAACAACAGTAAGAAAAGGCAACAACGGTGAAATTAAGATTGCGAAGCTTGATATGGATGCACTTGGTGATTTTGACAGAAAGTCAGGTTACACAAAGGGTTCAACTTCACTTACATGGGAAACGGTTAAGTATGATAAGGAACGTTCACAGGATTTAAGGATTGACCGTCTTGATAATGGTGAAACACTTGCACAGCCATTTGCCAAGTTATCAAGTGAATTCTTAAAAACAAAGGTTATTCCGGAAACAGATGCCGCACGTATTGCTAAAATCTGTGGAACTAAGGATATAACAGTAAAGGAAGAGAATATTGAAACAGGAGCTGAATTAATAATAGCGTTAAGAGCTTGTGCTAATAAGATGGATGAAGATGAAGTTCCTATGGAATCGCGTATTTTATTCATCACACCTACATTAATTTCTCTTGCGGACGATATGGATACAACTAAATCAAGAGAAGTACTTAAGAGATTTTCTCAGATCATACCAGTTCCACAGTCACGTATGTACACATCAATAACCCTTCATGATGGTAAGAATTCATATGGATATGAAAAGACTAAGGCAGCTTATACATTATCAAAGGATACATCACCACAGCCGGGTAAGACTTATTACACAAAAGAAAGTGAGGGCAATTATAAGGCTGTTAGTAGTCCAAGTGGAACACAGGTTGAAAATTACGAGATGACAACTAAGCCGGCTAAGAATGTTAACTTCTTATGTGTAGAGAAGTCTGCAGCTGTAACAGCTATGGATCAGTATATTAAGTACTTTAGTCCAGATCAGGACCAGGATGGCGATAGTCATGTATTCAAGTATCGTAATAATAATCTTTATGGCCATGTATATGAGAATAAGACCGCTGGGGTATATGTATCACATAAGGATAATTAAGGAGGAATCATTATGGCAGATACAGTAATTGGATTAACCTTTGAACCAAAGGTTATTAGGTCAAAGAAAACAGGTAAGGCAAAGGAAGATAAGCCAAAGGAAGAGAAAGTAACAGCAGATGAACCAAAGGAAGATAAGACAGAATAGGCGGTGGTCTTATGGTATATGCAAGTAAAGAGCAGTACCTTAGTGAACATAGGATTATCCCAGATGAGCAGATAGAACGAAGATTAAAACAGGCGAGCCGGCATATCGACTCGCTTACTTTTAATCGTATAACATCAAGAGGATTTAATAATCTGACAGAGTTCCAGCAGGGCATACTGATAGATGTGTGTTGTGAGATGGCTGATTTTGAATATGAGAATGAGGACATGATTAATTGTGTCTTACAGAATTATTCTCTAAATGGAGTATCTATGCAGTTTGGCAGCAGTTGGAATGTTCTTGTACAGAATGGAATTGCTGTAAAGCGTGATACATACCAGATGCTCTGTCAGACTGGCTTATGTTGTTTAAGTCTGGGGGTGTGAGTATGAAGTACCCATGTTTAATACTTAAGAGCATGTGTAAGACAGAAATACACCTTGAGATAGAGCAGGAAGGCAGGAATGCCTATGGAGAGCCTTTTGAACCTATTATTTGGGATGGCTTATGTAACTATCAGGACAGCGGTAAGACAGAATTAACAGTAGAAAAGGTGCTTATAAAGCTTGAAGGATGTGCTTTGATACCAGGAGATATTGCACCAGAGCTTCCTGTTATTACTAAAGGTGATATAACGGTGTTCGGTGTAACAAGGCATATATACAAGGGTACGAAGTGCCGTAATCCGGATGGTACGGTTAATTATGTAAGATTGGATGTGATGTAATGGCAAGAAATGTTAAATCAACGGTGAAGCTTAATATGCCTATGGTAAGGAAGCTTACGGCAGCAGCGGCGACTTCATTAGAAATGACAGCGGAAGCTATACACACGGATGTTGTGCAAAGTCAGGTGATACCAAGAGATACAGGTAAATTGCAGGGAGAAAGTACTCATATTAGCGCAGGAAAGAGTGAAACTGCCACTTACGAAAATGGACAGACAGTAACTAATGGTATTTCAAAAGCTGTAAATGGTAAAGTTATCATATCAACATCAGCACCGCAGGCAAGAAGATTATATTATCATCCGGAATACAACTTCCATCAGACGCCGTGGACAGATGAAAGCGGCAAGAAACATGAAGGAAATGCAAATGCTAAAGGCAGATGGCTTGATGACTATATGAAAGGTGGTAAAAAGCAGGATTTTGCACCTAAAGCATTTGGAAAGTTTTATAAAAAGAATGCGGGGTTATGATGTTAGGATGTTAGGAATAGGTGATGTGAGAGACCTTATAGCAGGTCTTGGGATAGCGGCTGATGACCATGTATATTGTGGAAAGCTTGATGATAAGAAAGATAAGAGCATAGGTGTATACCATCTTAACAGGGGAGATAATGTTCAGATGGCTGTTGGAGGTATACAGAACAGCTCTTACGCTGTCAAATCCATAAGTATACTGATTCATTGGAATAAAAGTGTCAGGGAGACTGAAAAAGTCTCACAGGAGCTTTACGACAAGCTCAGAAATATGAAACATGTAAACATTAATGACACAAATATTCTGTTTACAGAAATGTTAGTATCAGCACCGATTGAAGCTGATACAGACGATAAAGGAATATTTGAAATGGTCATAGAACTTAAATTTTGTTATGAAAGGTAGGTAGAAGTATGTCACAGAATACAAAGATAGCTGGGTATAACGCGGAAGCTACACCATTAACAGGGGTTAATCCGGTACATAAAATTCAGTTTGGAGTATGTATAACTGGAAGAAAGGATTCGGACACGCCAGAAACAGTAGAAACTAAGATCGTAAAAGATGCAGAGAGCTTAAGTATATCTGTAGATGGAACCATTGAGGAATGGAATCCAATGGATCAGGCTGGCTGGGTAAGAAGGCTCATGACAGCTAAGTCACTTGGTATATCTTTCGGCGGTAAGCGTAACTATGGAGATGAAGGAAATGATTATGTAGCAAGTCGATTTATGAAGACAGGTCAGGATTGCAATACATGGGTGTCTATTATATTCCCTAATCTTGATCAGCTTCTTGTACCTTCAGTAATCGATGTAAAATCTCTTGGTGGAGATGCTACAAGTATTGATGCGCTTGAATGGGATGCAAATTCGGATGGAAAGCCAACATATATAGCATATGTAGCAGCTTAAAGAAAGAGAGGATATGAAAAATGGCAAAGACAGATTTTAAAGTAATAGATATATCTATGAAGATTACGAATCAGTTACCTATGATTCGTATTACAGAAGATTTGGTTGTTACTGTTAATAACAGGAAGAGCACAATTCTTAATATACAGGCTATGGCACAGGAAGCAGAAAACAAGGAAAACAAGGATGATATGGCATTTATGATTAAAGGCCTTGAAATGCTTGTAGGAAAAGATGCTTCAGATAAGATTGAGGCATTAGATCTTCCTATTCCTGAATATAAGGAAATGTATAATACAATCATGCAGGTTGCTATGGGAACGTACGGCGAGGAGCAGACACCCTCAGCATAATGAGGTATATTATGATATATGGGATGATTGGGAGCTGATAGAAGCCAGCTTCCTGTCCCAGTATGGCATACGATTGCGAACAGAAGATGATATGTCATGGGCTGAATTCTGTTCTTTATTGTCAGGAATAATGCCTGAGATCGGAAGAGCGTCGTGTAGGGAAA